TGAGAAATAGAATTTCCTTTTAAAACCATTTTAATTGCTTTAACTTTAAATTCATTTGAGTATTTAGTCATAAAAAACTGCACCTCCAAAAGTTGTTTTTTGTCCAACTTTTGGGGTGCAGTTCATTATGAGCATTAAGCTTTTTAAATTTATTTTCAATATCTTGTATGCTTATCTTAATACCTGTATCATTCAAACTATCTAGCCATGATTTCAATCCAAATTTTCCCATTCGCTCATCTCTTATATAAGAATTAATAAGAAATAATATCTTCGCATATTCTAAATACTTCATGCTTACATTATTGGTAAACCAAGGTATTAACTCATGAATCTCCTTTATCTGAATAAGAATTTTATTAAAATATTCTTCTTTTTTTAAACAATACATAAAATATTCTTGTTTTCCTGATTCTATTATTATTGTTTCCACTTCAGACATGTTTAACAATATTTGTTCTAATTTTTCATACGCTTCTATTCGTTTATCAATTATTTTTTTATAGTAATCTCTTTTATAATTTTTTCTATTTAGCCAAATTGAGAATCCTCCTGTAATAAGCGCACCCAGAGCTGCTCCTCCAAAGGCAGTTGCTAAAACTGACCCTGTAGAAATTTCCATAATAAAATCACCTCAAATAAAAGATATCATTATTATATCATCAAATATAATTCTATGTTATAATATCTTTCGTTGCCCTTCCTATACTGGTAACAGTTAGGAGGTGTCCATGTGTCAAGATTTATCATGTTTTTAGAAGCTGTCATGGCAAGTATAGTTGCCTACTATATTTGCAAAGGGTTAGATAAGCTTCTTTCGGTTTTATGTGGCAACTAGCCTAGCTTCAGCGTTAGCTATATAACGCAAGAAACCCCATGAAGGTGCGAGCTTCATGGGGTTTTGCTGTCCATATGACAATTTATCATGTTTTGCCTATATTTAGTATAGCATATTACATAAATTTTGCAACATGAAGGCTATTATTCTAATATAAATTATAAAAATACATATTATCATTAAAATATATGGGTATATACCAATATTTATACAAGATAAACTTATAAAACAATAAAACCGCTAGTATTTTTACCAACGGTTTATCTTTTTCTTTAACAAGTATAACTATATCACAATTAAAGTATGAACTTCTATGAATTTTAGTGAACTTTAGTGAACTAATTTTTTATTTTTTTTGCAACAATGGATAATCCTTGAGAATGTAATGTATGCACCCATCTAAATGAACAATTAATAGAACAAGCAATTTCTTCCCATTTTCTAAGAGAAACATACCGTAAAATAAGTACATTCTTAATATTTTCGCTCATATTTATGTTGTTTAAAAAAGATTTTATTTCTATACGTTTATTTAGCCATTCTAATTTTAATCTTTCCATTTCTTCTTCCTGTTGTTCTAATTTAGATATAAAATCACTGGTATCATGTTTTATATTACTAAAACCTGTACGTTCTTTATATGATGGAATTAACATAATAGATGTTGCACGTAATTCTTCTAAATCTGCATTACATCTTAAACATACTTGTTTAGCCTTATATACCTGTTGTAAATATTCTTTTGCTTCATCTATTTTAGTCATTATTTCTATACTCCTTTATTTCATATAAACACTAAAAGGATAGCTTTATTTTAGCTATCCTAATTAGTGGATTTATCCTATTAAAAATATTGCAGCTACTATTAAAGTAAACACAATGCCTGCAATTCCTAATATAGTAATATCTTTTTCGTAAAATTCATGCTCTGTCTTTAGTGGTATTCTTACCAACTTAGGTTCTTTATTATTCATATTGACCTTCTTTCATGACCTTTTTATCATTTGTCTCTCCATCACGAAAAACTACTTTTTCCATTTTTATACTAAAATGCTTCCATAAAAAATCATTACCACGTTTAAATACCTTCCTACAAATGGATTTAAAAAACTTTCTACGGTCCATTTTCTCAACAGCTTTTTTATATGTTGTATCTGCATATTGTCCATCATTTGTAAGAGGATTTATTCCTTCCTTTCTCATTCACTCACCAGCCTTTATATTTTTTACTACCTTTTTAGAAAATTCTTTTGCAAATCTATGTTTTAATGTACAGTTATTTTTATTACATGGTTTCTTATTAATCCAACACATATACCCTGTGTCGGCTTCATAATATCGTTCATCACATTGCATAGTCGTTCACACTCTTTGTATTTTTTAACACTTATAAACTTTCTAAATCACCGTGTAATTCTTTCATTTCTTGATAATATTCAATTTTGTGTTGTTCAGATATTTTTTCAAATAAATCTTCATCATCAAATATATTCCCAATTATTTTTATTTCATTATAAAAAAATTCAACTGATAATATTGCTCCGGTATTATAACCAAACACAAAATTATTATCTTCAAAAACAGCAACAGCACGAGAAGGTTCGTCCCATTCTGGTTTAACTTCTTCTACAATATCTCCTTCAAAAATCTCATTTCCGTTTACATCTTTAAGCCATATTGCTTGCCCCACTGTTTCTGGATTAACTTCATGCATTACTATTGGTCCGGCATTTTCTCCATCAAATATATAATGCCTTATTTTTTCATCTTTCGTATTTTTAAATAAAACTTTTCTAACATATCCACCATAACACCATTTATTTGTATTTATCTCTTTACCTCTAAATAATATTTTCCTCATCTTAATCTCCTATATTTTTAATTCTTATAAAAGTATTGAATAGCTAAATCTAAACCATTTTTTAAAGCTTCATCACTATTTATTTGTTCCATTGTGTATCCCAAATCATTTAAAGTATCTTCTGTATCATAAGTATATGCAAATTCATGACTCCAAAGCTCATAAATAAACATAGATTTTATAAATCCGCTTCCGTCCTTATCTTGTTCTATAGCTTCTTGCTTTTCTTTTCTATGTCTTTGTGTAAGATTTTTTAATTCTTCCTTATCTTTCTTTTTTATAAATCCGCCATAACCAATAGAACAAATATCTTCTCTATTCAATCCATATTCTTTTAATTTCTTTTCAAACTCTTCTTTAGTAGAGGTAAATATATAGAAAATTTTGTCTTTAGCAAATGTATCATATTCCTTTTGATGTTTATTTTTCATTTCTTCATAAGTCATCATTTGTACCTCCATACATATCACTCAAATAAATTATTTTCTTCCTGAAGTTGTTTAATTATATATGGGTCTGTTTCTGTTGTAATATCTGTAATTAATGGAGTTATCGTTATCTCTACTCTAGGATTATACTTATCTAATCCTGCTATTTTTGTGCCGTCCCAGCTTTTTATTATTCTGTCATCAGAAAGAAGCCATGTACAAGTAGTTTTCTTTTTACCATTTATAGTTTTCTGTTCATCAGATAAAATATCTGCTGTAGCTTGCATTAATCCCACAAGGTCAGGATAATGTGCTTTGTCCTGTAGATAATATTTACATGTTAGTTGTACTGGCATTGTATAATGTGGCAATCTATCAGGAGCATAAGATTTTATTAATTGTTTTTTGCAACTAATCTCATACTTTTTATAAGCCTTACTAGGTATAAGAGAAGGCATCTCTTTTTTCTTTCCTTTAATTTTTATCATTGTTGCACTATTTTTCTTAGTTGCTGGTTGACCTAATAAAATAAAAGAAAATGGTGTATTATTCATATCTTTAAAATCCCTTCTATATTGTCGATATCATGAAATAATCAAATCCGCCTGTAATTTTCCCACCATGTGATTTAACTATTCTCTGTTCATCTTTATTCCTAATTTTTATCAATCCATTATCTTGTCTATATTTAGCTATCTTCAATAGTTCATCTATTTTATCTGTATCATAGTAATAAGCTACAAGTGCATAATTATCTATTCCCGTTCTTTTTTTTAATAAATCAATATCACTTCTTCGCTTTTGCAACATAGCATTTTTTTCATCATCTATTTTTTTCTGCTCTTTTTTTGCTATTTTATTTTCATTTTTAATGCTATTGAAATGCCATAACTCTTTATGTGTTTGATAATATCCCTTAAACCTGCATTTTTGTGAACAATATCTTGCTTTACCTGTTTTACTCTCAAACTCTTTACCACAGATACATATCTTTTTCATAGTTATACCGCCTTTTGACCTAATACTATTTGCTTATATTCACCTATGAATGTTAATAAATTCTTATTTTTAGGAGTATTATCTATAATCTGCAATGTTACTTTATTTTCATATTGGTCATTAGTACGTTTTACAATGCGGTTATATACTTTCATAAATCTATCAGCAACGTTATAATCTCCGCCACAAATATTCCTAGAACCAATTATTTTTATAGTTTCTTCAATTGCTGGGTGCGACCATTTTTGATTAGGTTTGTAAAAATCTATTTTACTTCGTACTTCTTGCCATGCTTCATAATCACTAGGAGCATTAATTTTATTTTCTCCGTTCACTATTTCCTTTACTGTGTTTATTATTTCGCCTGGCAATGGTACGGTTGGTATCTTCTTATCTCGAAGTATTTTTAATACTGCTTGTTGTCCTAATTCAAAAGAAATATCAGGCATTATAATTGCCCATGCTTTCGCTGTGGCACTTAAATCTTTATCTTGTATATTTGGCATTGTTGCTACAACATAACTTAAAAGAGTAGCTGCTTCTTTCACATTCATCTTTCTTCACCCTTCCATAAGAGCCATTAAACTATCTACAGCTTTATTAACTTTAGGCTTATTTTCTTGTTTTAATTTTAACGGCGGTTTCTTGCCATATTTTGCCCAACTTCGTAAAATCCCTCTAGCATATTTCATGAAAGCCACATCTTTGAGATGACTCATGTTTATCTGGGTTTCTTGCATTGCCCTTAATGTATCATCTTTCCCATGTACTTCTACACAATCCGATAAAACCATAAGAGCATTAGGACTTAAATCAACTGCTACGTTATTTTTATAAAAGTCGATAGCCTCATGTGCGTGCGTATATAAAAAATATATATTATTCTCTATATCTCTATTACTCTTATTAGGGTTTTGTTTTAGGTTTGGTATTGGGTTTGTATTTAGGTTTTGAATTAGGTTTGATTTTAGGTTTGTATTTTCTGTTATGAGGTCGTAAGAGTTCGCATTATTATTGAGTTCTTGGGTTTCATTTAGGTTTTGTTTTAGGTTTGTATTTGGGTTTGGTTTTGGGTTTTGGATTAGGTTTTGATTTAGGTTTGGTGTTACATTTTCAACATAATTTTTTATTAAAGCATATGTTGAGCTTTTACCTCGTGTCTTACTGGGAATATATTCTATCAATCCTGCTTCAATAAGTTTTTTTCGTTTATCATTTAACTTACTATAATTTTTCAAATTAGCTTCTATCATCAATGTATTATTATCTATATTAAATTGAGTAGGTCGCCTAAGATAATTCCATTTGTCCCATAATACCCAATATAAAATCTGGGTATCGTTATCTAATTTACTAGCATAATTAGAACGAAAAGAAATTATCAAAGATAAAGGTTTTAATTCCATATTTTTTACCTCGTGGATAGGTGCTTGTCTTTATGGCAAGCACCTTTTCCTATTTATTGTGCCACTGTTGGCATTTGTACAACATTATTTGGTTTTGGTACATCAACTACAGATACATCGTTAGCTGTTGTTTCTGCTTCAGTATCTTCTCCAAATAAGGAAATTTGATTTCTCTTACCATCTAAATACTTGCGTGCTTCTTGTTCAAATGCCCAAAGAGCGTCAACCGCTTCTTGATTAAAAAACCCAGCTTGACTTGCTTCTACTTCATCAGAAGGACATTTCATAAGAGGTGTATTTACTACTATCTCTCTATCAGCAGAAGGCACATAAAACATGCTAGAAATAACTGCTGACATTGTTTTATCTTCTGCATACTTGAAACTTACCGCATAAGGTTTTATACGTTTTATAAGTAATGCTCCTAATCCTAAAATATTTAATGTTGGTTTAGTTAAATTTTTTAATGCTGTAAAAAATTCTGGTGCAGGTTCATCATTAAATATAGATGTATGATATGATGGCTTTTTATTTTCATTTGTCCTCATATATTCAATAGTTAATTTACCGGAACTTTCCTGATATTTAATCTTATTAATAGTTACATTACTCATTTTGTTCTTACCTCCATATTCTTTTTAGTTAACTTATAAATTTTTGCTATATCTTTAGTTAATGCTATAGATTGTAAAATATATTTTTTTAAAAATGTAAATTTCCCAGTATTATGAATCTCATTATGATGTACCCTACAAAGCGGTAATACTTGCATTCCTACCTGTGGTATTTCTTTTCTATTCCTACCAGCTCCTATAGCATCCACATGATGAAGTTCTGCTTTTTTACCACACACTGCACATCTTTTCTTCATTAAACAAGCCCATACATATTTAGGAATATCTTCACATAATTCATATAAAGGTTCTCCTATATCTATATCATGAAGTATACAAAAATCTATTAAATACGTTATATATAATCTAGCTACTTCTACACTACAATTCGATAAAGAAAAATCTGTGTCAAAACTACATGGAACATGACCATTAAACATTTGTTTAGTTATTTCTTTTGTAGCTTCTAATGGAGTATATCCCCACCATGCTGAAATATATCCCAATAAAACAAAAGCTTTTCTTCTTTGAGCCATACTTATTTTTCTACTATCTGGTATTTCAACAATAATTTTTTTAGCTGTTTTTGTAATCTCATTATCTTCACAAGGAATGAAGGCGATTACACCGCCTTCAGTTCGCTTTACAATTTTTCCATACTTAATCATTAAAACGGAATTTCTTCTCCAAAGTTTTCAGCTAAATTATTATTGTTTTCTAATACTTTTTTTACAGGTGGTTCAATCTCTGTAATTCCTTCTACTGGTCTAATTGATATTAATTTAACAGTAGTAGATAATCCGCCATTACGATTAATATATTCTTCTTCTCTAAATACTCCACCAAATAATTTTCCTTCTAAACTTTTTTCATTCCAATTCCAACTATATCCTGGATTTGATTTCTCAATGTTTAATAACATTCCTTTAAAACGTCCCATACTATCGCCTTCTGTAAGCTGATAATATGAACCTCTCCATTTGGCTTGTTCTTTATTTCGTTCTTGCTCTTGTAAATATTGATTTAAATAAAAATCTTTATATTCACCTTCTGCAATATCTATTGCAAGTTTTAACATCTCTTTTCCATTCTTAGATTTAGTACATTCAGCTCTAACAATGCTACATACATAACCACCAGCAGGTAATTTTTTATATTCTCCTGTAATAGCTTCTACACTATCCCAATTTGCAGGCTTATTCATCATCATTAATTACTCCTCATCATTTTCATATTTTATTAATTGTTCAATTACAGTTTTTATATCATTAGGTATCTCTTTATCAAAACACCCCATAGGACTTTTTGCTGTGGAATGATTAGCATATGTTTCAAATACATAGTTACCATCAACTGCTTTAGCTAACAATACTGTTGTAAATTTGCTCTCTAAAACGATTTTATCTAGCTTTTTGCCACTAGTTTTTATACGTGTAAAATAAAAACCACTGTCATCTCTATCTGTTTGAGAATGTGCAATACATACAACCGTTAAATCATCTCTTAATAAATGCAATTTGGAAATTAGTCTCCATATACAGGTAGCTAAATCTTGCCATTTATCATAATTTTTTTCTTTCATACGAGCCATTTCATCATCAACCATAATGGCATTTATAGTATCTATTACAAGAACTTTTATATCTTTAAAATCTGTATCAATTCTACTAATAACATTTTCTATAGCACCTACATTTGAAGTTTGAACATAATTTTTATTTTCTGTATTATATTTCTTTTTCCAACCTTTCCAGCTAAGACCTTTTCTGTCTGCGTCAATAATAAATGTAGTTTTATAATCAAGATTACGAAGGCTGGTAGTTTTACCAGCTCCGCTTTCGCCCATTATACAAACAACTCTACTCATTTAAAGCACCTCATTTTATTTGAATATTTTGTTTTGTAATTATCTGAACACCATTTATAACAGCACCTTGCTTTATTGATTTTTTTAATGCCACTTTATCAATTTTAGGTTCTTGTGATATTAAATATTCTGTTGGTATATGCTCTATAGAATTAATTTCTAATTGTTCAGACTTTCTAAAGCTAACTACAACTTTTGCAGTTTCAAATTTATGTCCTTCTAAGTTATCAGCTAAATATTTTTTTAATCCTTCTACTTTATTATTAAGAACTCTTTTTCTATTGGTTAAATTTTTAGCTTCCTCATCAATCGCTTTTGCTTCTGCACTTAGATTTTTTATATATAAAGCCACATTTTCTCGCTTGTCAGTTAAAACCATATTTAATTCATCAAGACGAGTAGGATTTATTATCTCTCCTGTCTCCATGTCCACACATTCTTCAATAGCCTTTTCAAATTCTTGTTTTATTTCATATAAATTCATCACGCCACAGCCTTTCTATTTGTTATTATCTGCACATCTGGTGGTAAAATATCTGCATAACCATTACCTTTATCATCAAAATATTCAATATGCCAACGGTTATTATCAAAATATATATCACTTAATCTACCGTTTAAAATATTTTTATATTCCCAATCAGTTATACAATTAGTTGCTATAATTAAGATGGGTTTTACATCATTTTTATATTCATAGATAGCAATTGTTTTCATTTTTTTACTCCTATGTTATACTTAAATTACTAATAAATTTTTATATAGTTGCTTATCTGATTGCCGTCATTTAAGCAACTTTTTTCTTCTAGCCTGCATTTGCTTAATTGCTTTGTAGGCTTTTTTTAACATAACTAAATCAAAATATCCGAAGTGACATTCTTCTACAGGTATGCCTAATATTTTAGCCATTTCAGAATATACTTTTTTGCGTTTCTTACTACTGTTTGATTTTCCTTGCCAAAAACTATCAAACTGTTGATGACATATATGCTTTAATCTTCGCATTTCTGAATTAGCTAATATACCAAATGCTTCTTTTGGTCTTGGTTTATGTGTTCCTACATAAGCCCCACAATTAGTACATAGATAACATTTACCGCTACCATAACTTTTGCCATGATATATATTTCTATTATCTGTGTATATTACCTTACCACCACATAAATTACACACTTTAGGATAAAGATTTATTTTAGAATGGAAACCATTCACCATAAGAAATAGCCCCTTCCAAATAAAATTTACTGCTTTTATCTAATTCATTTTTAGGTAAATAATCCCCATATACATCAATAAAATTATTCCCTTCAATAGCTTTGAAAACAATATCTTCATTTAAATCATCTTGTACTCTAACATGATAATTTAATTTCAAAGCCTTAATACATTCAGATATAGATATCTCTCTATCTTCATTTAAAATTTTTTCTTTAAATACCCAGTCTTGAGTAATATCCGTTATTTTACCTTTAATAGCTTTACACGGTATTATTTCTCCTTGTTTATTTCTTATTAGAGCAATCATTTTTTTCTTCTCCTTTTTATTCTTTGAATAAATGCATAACATTGACGGTCATCAGCACATACTGGAACAGCAAGACCGCATATTAAATGCAATATATGCACCTGCCCTTTATTCAATTTTTTACCGCACCGCCAACATTTCATACTAAATCACCTTTAATTTTGGTTTTCCTTGAACAAATGCTAATACACTATTAAATTTGTATCGCACCATTTTACCTTCTCTTATTTCTTCAAATACACCACGATATCCAAGTTCTCTAACCATACTAGGTTTTAAACCTGTAAATTCTTCAACTTGTTTTGCAGTAGATATGCCAGCAGGTGAACAATACTTGCTATAATCATTTTTACCGCTTAATTGTTGTCTTAGTAACGCATTTTCTTCTTTTAATGCTTTGTTTTCATCTACCAATCGCTTAGCCTCATTTAAAAAAGAATTATCAAACATTTTTTCACCTCTCTTTCATTGGTGCGTACCAAGCACCATAGCAGAAATCACTTGCAAACCTCCCTACCATAATAAATTTGTTAAGAAGATTATCGTTAAAGATTTGCCATTTTCTTTTTTTATTTTTTGTTATGTTAATAACCTTTCTGCTATGGCTTGCTACGCACCAATTTTTTAAACTAAGCACTACGAACCGACCTTTTTGATTTCTCTTATTCTTTAATTTTTATCGTGTTTGTGCTATAATATTTTTACAAAGAATTTAATTATTATATGCTGGACTGTTTATTAAATGGTTCAGCTTTTTTATTTTTACAAAACTTTAATATCAAAATATCTTTTGTCATCAGCCTAAATGTATTCAATATTTGTTTATATTTAGGCTGTTCTTTTTTATCTATTTTTCCATCAGCACCAATTTCAATTAAGTCATCTATACATTTGTTAGATTTCTTTATATTGGTTATAAAACTTAAGACAGTTTCCGAAAAACTTTTATTTTCAATAGGGGCAAGCAATTTTTGTCCTAATTTGTAAGTTAATAAATATTGATACCCTATATATTCACTACCATAAATCTCAACAATATCATTCATTTTATCTATGGTTGGTCTTATTTGATTAGCTTCATATTTTGCCAATGTCCTAACACTTATATCTAATAATTCACTTGCTTGTTCTTGTGTATAACCTGCACTTTTTCGTGCTTCTATAAGTAGTAATCCGAAATCTTTTATCATGGTTTATTACCTCAATTAGAATTACAATAAAATTAATAGTACATATGGTTGCTACCCACTAAATAAGCTATAAGTTACAATAATAACGGTTTAATCAAAACCCACCGCCAAGCGTTCGTTGTAATATGCGATTTTAATTAAGTTTTTCTTCCATACTTTGTATTGATTTTAACTATTTATTTTTTCTTTTAATTGTTCTACGTCAGTCATGATATTATTCTTTTATTTCAATAAATCATTTATCTTTACATTTAAAACCTTTGCAATAGCAATAATTGTATTAACACCAGGATTTTTTCTTTTTCCAGATTCAATATCACTAATAGTTGATTGTGGAATTTTAGCTAAATTTGCTAATTCGTTTTGAGATAAACCTTTCACATTTCTAAAATAAGAAATATTATTTGATAAAGATTCTTTCATATATTTATACCTCCTTATCTGATTTATTATAACCATTCTATCTTAAAACAGATAAAACGTCAATCTGTTTTAAGATAGAAAATAATAAAAAATTTATGGTATAATCTGAATTAAGATTAATAATTGAAAGTAGTTGATTTTATGACTCTAGGTCAAAGAATAAAAGAAGAACGAACGAAACAAGGCATTAGCATGAATAAGCTTGCTAAATCTGTAGGAATTGCACAATCAGGATTAAGTGATTTAGAAGCAGGAAAACGACAGGTATCTTTTGAAACTGCTATCAAATTAATTGAAGCTTTAGGATTTAAACCACATGAATTTTTTTCTAATGAAATACCAACTCAATCACCAGAAATAACTCGCTTATTAAAAGCAGCTAAAAAACTACCTAACAAAGAATTAGAATTATTAATTAAGCTTATTGAATTACGAATTAAAGATTTTTCATGAGTGGTGATATATATGAACTATTTTTTTAAATTTTTTAAAAGTAATGAATCTGTATTTGCAGGTGGTATTTCAATTCTTATTTGTCTCGTTTGTTGGATATTACCAGCCAATACACTTATTGCCTTTTGGCATCTAGTTAGCATAAGTTCCTTTTTATTATTAATTATTTGGTATTTATTGATACAACAATATAATACAAAAATAAATTACGACAAAAAAAATGATGATTATGAGAAAAAATTTAATGAACAATTAAAAAAACTTATCTTTAAAACTCAAATTGTTAATTTTGAAAAAGATAGAAGAATGATATTATTCAAAACGAACATAAATAATATCATTTTAACTAATATGTTAATAACAATGTATGAAGTTCGAAATGGATATGAAACCAGAATTGGTATATTAAAAATACATCATATTCAGGAAAACGATATAATTCAAGCAGATATTATTTCCCTAAACAATAATATTAATATATCTTCATTACACAAAGAAAATATTGTTATAAAACTTGGTATTTCTAATGAATCATTAAACGAATTATTAAATAACCGAAGATATTCCCAATAATTATTTCTTTTTGTAATACATCTCAATCTAGTTTTAAAACTTCTTTGTTAAAAATAAAATTCTAATTTTTTTCATAAAATATTTTTCTTATACAAATAATGAAAGTAGGTTTTAATATGACAGATAATAAAATTTTTAAAATAATAAAAGTCTCTGATGATAACTTAAAAATTGTCATTAACGCTGGTGAAAATAAAGGTATAAAAATAGGTATGAAATTTATTGTTTACGCTAAAGGAGAAGAACTTTTTGATCCTGATACCAATGAATCATTAGGAAGATTGGAAATAACTAAAGGCATGGGTAAAGTTACACATGTTCAAGAGAAAATTTCTACATTAGAGTCTGCAAATATAAAAACGATAGCACCAAAAAAAACAATAAAACGTCCTAATCCAAACTCTTTAATATATCCTAATTCTTTAATGTTTTCTTATAACCAATTATATGAAGAAGTAAGCTATGGAGAAGGTAAAACCATTACTAATCCTTTTAATGATCCCTGTGTAGGTGATTTTGTAAAATATATACCTGAATAAATTTTCCTTTCTTTTTTCTAGCGTGTACCACGCACCCAACAATATTGTTTACTTTTTAGGGGAAAGTAATTTTTGCCATTAGATTTTTTATTGCTGGGTCAGTGCTACACGCTAGATGTTCAAAAAATTAACACTTGTTTTTAAAAAAATCATTAATTCTACAATTTAAAGCTTTTGCAAGCTTGGGTAAATCACTAGCTTTCGGTGAACAATATCCAATTTCCCATTGTGAAACTCTACTACGTTCAATTCCTAATTTATTAGCTAATTGTTTTTGTGTTATACCTCTTTTTTTTCTTAATTCTTTTATATTAAACATTTTTTCACCTCTCAATCTGTTACAAATCTTAACTACATTTTTATTATATGTTAATATTTTGAACTTATCAATATATTTTGTTAAAAAAATTAACATCTGTTCAGGTTAAAAAAATTAACATATAATTATAAAAAGAGGTGATATGATGTCAACAATAGCAGAACGTATACGCGAATTACGTGAAAAAAAAGGTTTATCACAAAGTGAAGTAGCTAAACTTCTAGGAATGAATCGTACAACGTATGTTCACTATGAAACAGGATATTCAAAACCTACTAAAAAATTAAAAGATTTATGTGCCTTGTTTAATGTATCAGCAGATTATATTCTTGGAAATGATACAAATGCATCTAATACACAAATAGAAAATAAACCAAAAGATTTAATTAAATTGTTAGAAAAAGAAGAATATACTCTAAATGGTGTATTAGTAACACCAGAAGATAAAGAAAAACTAAAACGTATAATCGAAGCTGCCTTTTGGGACGCAAAAGAAAAAAATAAACGTAAGAAGTGATTTTTATGTTAAATCTAAAATTGCGTGCCAAAAATCTAGTAAAAAAATATGGCACATCAGACCCATACTATATTGCTAGAGAGCTAAAATTTGAAATAGTATTTTGTGATATGCCATATAAAATAAATGGAATGTGGCGACGCATTTTAAGACGCAAATATATTTTTATTGATGAAAACTTAAACGAATGGCAGAAAAAAGCTGTTTTATGTCATGAGCTAGGACATTTTTTATGCCATAAAGGTTACTCCAGTTATAATATTGCTGGTAGAACATTTTTCCAAAACACACGCAAAGAAAACGAAGCTAATACATTTAGTGCCGAATTGATGTCCTATTCTAGTGATATTGATAAACAATACATTATCCATTTTCTAGAATTAGGACATAAAAAATAATTATTATATATACTCATAGTTATAAACTTTATTTTTATAA